GTTCGCAAAAATGAAAGCAATCCCATTGGGATTGTGCGGTTGATTGAGCAGTGGAAGAGCGAAATGCTTTTGAGGATTTACCAGAGCAACGCAATTTAGACGGCAATGTGATTTGCTATCAATTGTCTAGGTAAGAGGTAAGTATTTTTTTTGTATAGTTAATTTACATAGAAAAAAAACTTTTCTTTTGAACATATTTTGTATTGATGTTTTCTATTTATATATATTTCGTCGCATCCATTGGTAATGCTGTTCAACACTGCTTTCGTATTCTGTTTTTAGTTTTTTGGTGAATGGGACCCAGTTTGGGCCACCGTAACAAATTGCGAAATCATTGGTGTATTCACTGTGGTCGCCAGACATTGTAATCCAGATTCGTGATGTTTTGACTTGTGTATCTTCCCATTCTGCGTGTTTTGCTTGGAGAGCTGGTGGAATAGGATGTTGCCAAAGTTGTGGAGAATCAAGAAACCCCAAGTTAAAAGAGGAATAGTGTATATCTTTCCCCTTTTTATTTGGGTCGCAACATAGAAAATGCTCACTTTCACACTGCTTTGGTGTATGCCCGATTTCACCACATCGGGCGCATTGCTGTGCTAGCAATAATGGGCAGACAATTTTTGAGCCGAATTCGGGACCTGTTTTTGTGAAATGTGACTTGAATTCGCTGGAGGGTCTTCTCCGATTGTAGCAAAATTTGCAAAAAGGCTTCTTCATTAACTTCGGTGGACCACCCGTTTGATTGCTTCGGTTCAGGTTCAAGTGTTCGATTTGGGTGGGTTCAGAGAATTTTTTCAATTTTCCATCGACGATTGAATACTTTGGAAGTCGCGCAAAATCGAGTCTTTTGTGGCGGTTATCGGGACAATCTTCCAATTTTCCGTCATTGATTGCGATAGAATTTGATGAACGGTTGCTGGAATCGCACTGCTTTGCGTCAGTAGGCATAGTTCTGTATTTCGCTTGATTGAATAAACTAATGTCATAGTCCAAAACAAAAATTTAACCATCAATTTTTTTTACATATCAATGGACATAGATTTCTAATATTTCTTAGGTTTTATATTTATTCACCTATTGAAAAATAGATTTGATATTTAAAATATGTTATTATATTAATGATATATTATATATATGAATAAAGTAGATAAAATAAATATAGACTATAATACTCAACTAAATTTACCAGATTATAATGAAGAAATAGCCAAACAATATAATATTACAGATTTTGAAATAGATTATTTAAAGCAACAAAGTGATAATTTTTATAATCAATTTTCTGCTCTATTAAACCTAAACCAACATGATAAGTTAGGCATTTCTGATAATAAACTATATATACAAAAGTTATCTCCTTGGCGATATGTCGTTCGCAAATATAAAAATCAAAACAGATTAAGTTTAGCAGAATATTTTAATACTGAAATGGAAAAATATAGTAAATTCTTAAATCTATTATATAATACATATAATGAATACTATTGTAATAAAGAATTACATAAAATCACGGTAAAAAATTATGAATTTATTACTAATGCTTTATATTCAATAAAAAATTTAAGAGATAAATATAATTTAAAATCAAACTCGCAGGAAATATCTAGAATATTAGAAAGTGTATTAATGAAATTTTTAAAATATGAATCTTTATTAATTAAGCAAATATCTAATAAAAGATTATAATAACAATAAAAAATAGCAAATATCTAATAAAAGATTATAATAACAATCAAAAATAGCAAATATTAATAAAGCATTTTAATAACAATAAAAAATAGCAAATATCTAATAAAAGATTATAATAACAATAAAAATAGCAAATATAAATGTTTTGCGACTATATTTGATATTTGGTATTATGGTTGGGGCATTTAGTTAACCATGTTTTTATTATAGTGGTATTTCTAAAATAGAAAACCATAATTTAATTTTTTATGTTAGAATATGTTTATCAGAGGTAGTGAACACAACTATAGGCGCCAATAACTAAAATAAATTTACAATATCTATTCTTTTATGATTATAAACATGTTTTCATCATCTTCACCATAATAATCATCATTTTCATTACTATTTGTATTTACTTGGTTTAAATTAAGGTCTTGACTAGTATTTGATGTTGTAATAGGTTCTATTCTTTCAGCCAGAGTTAACTCCGTAGGAATATTTTCTAATTTAATTTCTTTGGATACATTAGATTTATCATTTTTTTCTAGCTTACTAATTCTACTTTCAAATTGATTAAACTTTTGTAAAGCGTATTGATGTTGATGTTGTCCAATTTGTTCACTCCATTTTTTTCTGTCTTTTAATGTTGATATATCTGATTGAAATAATTCATTTTTTATTTGTGTATTTCGATTCATGTCTTCAATTGATAATTTAATAGAATTTATTTTTTCTGCGTCTATATCAAGTAATTCTTTGGTATTATCCGCCCAATTTTGAAAGTTCACTATTTGTGTCTGGATATTAAATACATTATTAGCATTTTCACATAAAAGCATATTAGTATATTCATTTTGTTTTTTAAAAGTGCTAAGATCATTTTCAGTTTTCGATGTTTTCTCCAACATTAAAGTAGTTACAGTAGTTTGTTGTCTAATTAAAAATTGTAGATTTTTATTTTCGTCTTCTATAGTTTTTATTTTATTTTTTAGAATATTTAGTTCATCTTCATATTTAATTACAATATTTGAATAAAACACATCACATTTTTTACTAATATATTCATCTAAATGTTGATATTCATTTTTCTTCATATTTTTGTTATTTTCTAAATCACCAACTCGAGGAACAACCTTGTGCGTATTTTCGACATTAGGTAAAAGTGAGGATAGTTGTTCACTATTATCACGTGTGAAACCTCTCATTCGCACAATATATGGTATATTATCAACAAATACTTCACTAGGAAATTCTATAAATATATCGTTGTTCTCAATTTTATTAAAAAACTCGTGCCCCCTAACTAATGTAGAAAATATTACATATATTTTATTACTCCTACCTTTGGTGTAATATTGTAATGGCCATCCAAATAATTTATCACAATGATTAATAAAAGGAATTATATGAATAGGTTTTGAATGATTAAACATGATACATACATTTTTAGCACCAATGAAAAAGGAATTCATAATATTTTAATATTTAAATATATTATTATTACCAATTTATAGTTAAATATTAATCAATTTTTTTATATAATTTATTTTAGTAATTTTAGTAATTTTATTTATTAAAAATTGATAAAATGCATATAAAAGCAGATATATAATACAATAAATATAGCATGACGATAAAATGGACAGAAAGTCAATTAATGGTAGTATGTAGTGTATATAAAAAATATAAAAATGATTTTAAAGATAAAAATTTAGCATATATAATCAAAGATAATTTAAAAAGACTATCATTACATTTTATCAATAAATCAAATAATTACCCTACTGTAAATTCTATTTGCAGTATTATATATAAAATTAGATTATTTGAAAAAAATAAACCAGGTATATCAAAAAAACATTATAAGATATGGAACAATGTAAAAACTGGGATATATTACAATATACCTATATATGCTGGAATGTTTAAATTATCAAATAATATGGATATATTAGTAAAAGTTCTTGGTTCGGCGTATATAAATGGCGAAGCTCTAGATATTTATAATCAAAAATTGTTTGAGATTAATTTTGAAATGCTTCCATATATTTTAGACATTGATGATTTACAATATAATAATACAAAATCACAAAAAAAAATAGAATTTGTAGATTTATACAATGAAGATAAATCTGTTAAAGTAGTTGAAATATATACATTTAATGTTTTATTAGAAAAAAACAATGATAGAAACACGTATATAATTACAAATTTACGAAAAAAATATAAATATGATTGTCTAAAAACGTATTGTATATATTACATGGATAGTATTATACAGGCAGCATCACTTACTTGTGCGAATAAACATGAAAATGACCAAGATGAATTTGTAGAATATTTTAATGATATTAAAGAACGCATTGAAAATGATAATAAAATGGTAGATGATAATGAAATACTAGATTTAATTGATATTATAAGACCAAATAATATTTTACAATATTATATTTGATTGTAACATTAGCTACTACACATAAGGCATCCTCCTTCGTTTTCTTGATTATTATCTACTTTTTTATCTATCTTTTTGTCTATCTTTTTGTCTATCTTTTTGTCTATCTTTTTGTCTATATTAGGATCGATAGTAATTTGTTGAGCTTTAGCGGCGGCTTGAGTTCTTAAATAATATATACCTGTTTTTAATCCTTTTTTCCATGAATAAAAATGCATATTCGTAATAGTTTTAAAATCTGGTTTAGCAACAAATAAATTTAAACTTTGAGTCTGGCAGATATATGCTCCTCTATCAGCAGATTGGTCAATTATATTTTTCATAGACATATCCCAACTAGTTTTATATAGGTCTCTAATATTGCTAGGAATTTCTGTTATATTTTGAATAGACCCATTATTTATAATAATTTTTTCTTTTAGTTCTTTATTCCAGAGTTTATTTTTTTGTAAATCATGTATCAAATAACTATTAATAACTACAAATTCCCCAGCGAGAACTCTTCTAACATATATATTGCTGGTTATAGGTTCAAAACATTCATTGTATCCTAAAATTTGACTTGTAGAAGCAGTTGGCATGGGTGCCACTAATAAACTATTTCGAATACCATTGGTCATTATTTCATTGCGTAAGCCTTCCCAATTAAATTCTATATCACCAGCCCTTTCTAATGGTTTAACACCCCATAGGTCAAATTGGAATTGCCCTTGAGAAATAGGACTTCCCTCAAATGTCGAATAAGCACCAATCCAAGGCATTGGACAAGTATTTAATCTTTTTACAATCACTTCTGATTCCCACGGATTTTCCATACTATATAAAGCATCTACAGCATTCAAACATTCAATTGCTTTCAACTTTGCTAATTTCATACTCTCCTTTAAGGCACTGTAATAAATAGTAGCAAAGATTTCCTTGTTTAATTGGGACGCATCCGCACTATCAAAAGGCATCCGCAATCGCATATATACATCTGCTAATCCTTGAACACCAATACCTATAGGTCGATGACGAAAATTGCTTTTCTTTGTTTCTGGAACGGGATATTTATTTATATCAATAATACGGTTTAGGTTATAAACTATTGTTTTTACAGCATATGAAAGTTTTTGAAAATTAAATTTATTATCATTTATGAAAGCTGGTAATCCAATAGAGGCCAAAGTGCAGCATGCGTATTCAGTGTTATCCGAATATTCAGCAATTTCAGAACATAAATTTGAATTCATAATTGTCCCTATATTTTTTTGATTTGATTTTTTATTTATACTATCTTTATAACAAATATATGGGACTCCAGTTTCAATTTGACTTTCTAATATTTTATTCCATAAATTTCGGGCTGGGACTTTCATTCTAAATTTACCTTGATTTTCATACTGCATATATAGTTTATTAAACTCTTCTCCATAGGTATTCGTTAATCCAGGACATTCGGCAGGATCCATTAGTGCCCAATCTAAAGAATTAGTAACACGTTCCATAAATAAGTCAGGTATCCAAAGTGCCATAAATAAATCTCTACATTTTGAATTTTCATCCCCATGATTTTTTTTAAGTTCTAAAAAATCATATATATCGGCATGCCATGGTTCAATATACGCAGCAAAACTTCCATTTCTTTTGCCACTATTATGAACTAATCCCATTTCTGTTAAATAATTATGATTATCTTCAATGTTAAAATCATAAACATTACCACTGTATTTTTGAAGACGAATATTTTTTATTCTAGTCCATATCAAACCATCATCACATACAAAATCCTTATTCGTTGTTGTTTTTATTTTTGATGAACTATCTATAAATTCTTCCCAAAGGGGCACATTTAAAATAAAATTTTTATTATTATCTCGATATCCTTTTAATAAATATCCTGTATATAAAAATAATAATTTAATTGAACAAGCAAACATATATGAACCTACTTTAATATTTACATTGCGTGTGTTTTTTTTTCTAAGTTCTAACATACCTTTTAGTAAATGTATTATATTATCTCTACTACCCTGAAAATATTTAGGATTTATAAAAGTTCTATTACGATCATTATCAATAAGTATTTTATATGAAGTCTCCTCCCATTCTATTTGTATTAGTTTTTTTGCTATTTTTTCATGTTTACTAAATGTAATATTATGCTGTGTTAAAATCTCTTCTATGAAATGTAATGTGTTTTCATAATCATTATTTT